TCGTCTTAAGGTATGCCGGTGCGATGCTGTCGTAAAAACCGACCAGTGCAGCGCCCTTGCCTGCATCATTATTTACGGCGATGTCAGACACCAGTTTTTGGCTTCCATCAGGTGCCGATATACCGATAAAGCTTGCTCCGTCTTCAGAAGCGAGAGCTACAGAAAGAAGCTCATTGTCCACCGGAGGGAAATTCTTAAATCCTGTTCCGTCCTCATTCCAGCCGATAACGTTGTTCGCAGCAGGCGCAGGAAGCACGCCAGAAGCCGACGAAATCGGCGCCCGGACGCATAGCCCGAGCTTCAACGCAAGGGACTGCATGGCCAGCCATAGCCGATCAAATTCTCTGTCGACCGTTTCGGCGTTGAAATCGCCGAACTGTTGGTAATCCTCGGTTCTGTTCAGCTTTGAGTTTAGATAGCGCAGCACCTTGACGCCGTTGGCTGGGGGAACCGAAAAGACGATATCACCGCCGTTTGCGTCTCCGACGCCGGTTACTGTAAAACCGGTCGTCGTGGCAACGCCATCTAGTTCGACGGCCAGATCGTCGGCCGATGCAATCATGAACTGGTATGGGAAGGAGGTCGTCACGCCGTTGGCGTCCGACTCGTTGAATAGCGTGGCTTGGGCGGGGACGGGCATGGGGCAACCTCGATATCAGATTGCCGGCAAGTGTCATTCCGACCGCCAAACGGTTTCCCGACTACCTCTCGAAGACGACCTCGTGCACGCCTGAATTGGTCCGCCAGTGGTGATTCTTCGGCGTCGGATCGCTGTCGCGCTGAACGACATTGATACGCTGCGGCGCGTCGGAAATCGCCCCGGCCCCGGCGTCGATGTAGTCGTCTGCCTGGTTCTTGGTTTCCGGGTTGAAATCCTTCATCTGATCCCAGAACTCGCCGTCGAGGACAGAGGTATGCGCCCACAGCATGCCCGAGGACATAGGCCCCTCGTAGGCTTCCAGAATGCGCTTGTTCTTGTTGGCGACGGCCGTCTCTTCGGTCACCCCGCAGATCAACCGGCGTTGCTTCAGTGCGGCCTTCAGAACGGCCGGTGCAAAGCCGCCGATGCCGTTGGTTTCAATGACCACCCGGGGAATGTTGAACTGCTCGACCAGATCGCAAATCTGCCACACCTGGCCACCGATGATGCGCTTGCCGTCCTCGGCGAACTCGGCCACGTCGCCAACCAGTTGCTGGGTACGGTGCAGATAGTGCCGGCCATGTTCATCCTGCAGATCAATCGCAAAGGCCGACACGTCGCTGTCGAGTTTCCCGGAGGATGGATCCCAGCGCGCAGTCATGCCGGCGATCTTGACGCTTCCGAGGTACATGCTGGCCGTCTTGTTGGCGTAGCGGATGACCGGCTCGACGGAGTAGGGGATGATGCGCGCCGGGTCGAGGCGCGTCTCGGTGATCGGCTTGGCTTCGAGCATGTATTGGCTGTCCCAGTAGTTCAGCGTCCTGGTCTTGCGGCGGCGCTTGATGATGTCCTCGCGGGTGAAGCGCTCTGACCAGGCGCAATACGCGTAGAGGTCGAGCACCACGCAGGGAGGCTTGGCGAACACAACCTCGTCGCCATCGATGCGGTAGTCCTCGCCTTCCTTCAGGAGCCGGGCAAACTTGTGAATCCCGGCGAACACATACAGGCCATCGTCGCCCGGGGTGAACGGCACCTTGTAGCGCAGCGCCGTGTCGGTCTTCTCGTAGCGCACCGAGTTTTCGAACAGCGGTATTTTCAGCAGGGCCGCGCCGCTTGAGACGAGTTCCGGATAGATCGAGTCGTGCGTGTGCGGTGTACCGATGTAGGTCTCTTGGGCGCCAGGAACTGCAATGAATGTCGATTCCTCGATTTTCATCCGAAGATTGCTGCGCGCCTCGGCGGTCTTGATGTTCTTCGGAACTTCCACGTCGTCATAGTCGATATCGTCGGCCCGGCTTCCGGTGGCGTTTTGATTGACGCCGACCGCGTTCATGCTGGCATTCCGCGCATCGGCCGAACCATTCACCCAGAATGTCTGGGCGCCCGGTTTTGGCGGCAACATGCCAGCGCACAGCGGATGCCGGCGCAGCACATTCAATGTATCGCGGGTCAGCTTCTTGGCAAGGTCGCCATCGGCCGCCCAGATCAGAGATCGACTGTTGCGGTTGCGATACAACTTCCAGGCTTTGTACACCGCATAGGTAGTCGATTTCGAGGCCCCGCGAAAGACCATCAGAACGCGCACGGGATCGGAACAGGTCTCCAGCCAGTTGCAGATTCGGATGTGTAGCAGCGGAACCTTCCACCCCATGAGCTTTGCCCACATGAGGAAGAAGGCCACAAAGCTGACCTCATTTTTTGCCATGGACGCGCTTATCGAATTCCGCCTTCTTGGCCTGGCTGTTGATCTGGTTCAGCAGTTTTGCGGCCTCTTTCTCGGCAGCGTTGATCTCGGCATCTAGGCCGCCATCGTCCTGATCTTCTGGCGTCACTTCGCCGCCGCCGTTCAACTGAATCACGGTCGTCAGCTGCGCCACCTTGGTGATGATCGACAGCGTAGCGACGGCGTTCTTCTTCGACCAGTAGCGGTCGCCGCGCTGTTCCTTGGTCAGTTTCGCCGGGTTCCATCCAGAGCCTGGCCAGTTGTCCGGGTCGGCCTCGGAGAGAAATACGTCCGTCAGCTTTTCGGACAGCGCCTGCAGCTTTTCGTATTGGTCTTGTCTCATAATTCACCTACAATAATGGCGCGAGTATGAAGCAAAACTTCATCACCTGAGCCGGGTTATTAGGGCCGTGGTGGCGCGCAGGAATAGCCCGAGGCCGGCTTCTTGTCGGCCTTGTCATTTTCCGGCCATAGCCGATAGATCCGGCGCACGATCTGGCATCGCCTCGCCCGGCGCCCAGTAGTAATCCTGATTCCAGTCTTTCATTGCCCGCGACCGCATGCGCGCCAGATAGCCAGGATTCACCGCTTCCTGCGCGTTGTGCATGAACCAATGATCCCATGCGCCCTTGACCTGCCACAGCCCGACATAAGGCGTCTGGGAGTTCGCCCAGCGCAAGGCCTCGGCCCCGGCGTGCGTGTCCTTCCCCTTGGCCGCCTCCCAAGCGTTGGTCAGCAATAGATCGCCTGCCAAGCCAGCCACCGCCCCACCGGACGGTCCAAGCAACACCCCGCCGGCCTGCTCGAAGTTGTTGCCGCGCTGCTCTGTCGGGTCTTTGGTAATGAAGTCGCCGACGTATCCCAGGCCGCCGCCCTGCCCCATGGCCTTGGCCCAGAACTTCGGCTCGGTCATGTCGTAGGGGTCTTTGCCTTGGAGAATCGCCTTTTCCTGCAGCACGATGGCGCCGAGCATCATCAGCGAGACATTCAGCCCAGCCATAACCGCCATGCGGTTGATAGTGGCGCCGGTCTCGGTCTGGGCGCCGAATCCGGCCGGCGCACCTTCCAGACCTTGCGGCGTGTCGAACAGGCGGCCCCAGTGCCGGGTGATCATCGCGGTCGGGAAGCTCTTGAACTGCATGAAGGAGCGCATCGCCTCGCCGCGCAGCGTCCCAGCCGGCAGCCCCCCGCCGGTGGCAATCGCCCTGGTCGCCATGTCTGGATTGATGATCGCGAACTGCGCCTCGTCGGAGACGAACGCCATCCACTTGGTAGCGGCCTGTTGCGCCCCATCGTCGCCGGTCGCCATGATCGCATCGCGGGTCAGATACTTCGAACCGCCGCGCTCGGTAGGCTCGGCCTTGGCGATGATGTTCCAGTCTTCCTCCGTGATTCCCTTGCGGGTCATCAGCCAGCGGTCCCAATCGTCGAGCTTGGCCCATTCCTTCCCGACTTTCTTGGCGAAGCCCTGCATCATCGTGGCGCTGAATGCACCGCGCAGGCCATCGGTCCAGGCGTTCATGAAGGACATCTTCATCACCGAATTGGCAACCTTGCCGGTCAATCCGTGGGTCATGTGGTCGCCGGTCCAGCGGTTCATGGTGCTGGTCAGCGATTCGGCGATGACGCCATGCGCCCGCAGGAATTCGCGGTGATCCTTGTCGAGATACTTGCCAAAGTTCTTCAGCATGTCGAAGTACGGCAGGCGATCATAGTGCAGCGTTGTGGCGATGGTTCCGATGTCGGTCAGTGAGGTAATCACCGCGCCGCCGAGCTTGGCCGCCGTCTGGATGTTGCGCACGTTCTGGCCAGCGTTGGCCACGGCTGCGTTTTCCGGGCTGCTGGTCTTGCCGCTCAGGATGTCCCAGTAGGCTTGCGGAGTGTTGCCGAAGGAGCGGTTCTGCACTGTGCCGCGACCGTCGGCACGCTCGGCGATGTCGGCCTGCACGCGGAAGGTCTGCTCCGGGTTCGGGCCGTAGCGTTCGACCAGGCCAATATTGCGCGCCATCGCGCCAATGTGGCCCATCATCGAGTCGTAGAGCGAGCCCTCCCCGTATTCGCCCATGTAGGCCATCCAGGAATCGCCGTCCTTGAAATGCAGGACGCGGGATTCGCTGCCCCGGTTTGCCCGAGCGCCGGCCCCCTTGAACTGGCCGGGCTCTACCTTGTTCACCCCATCGCTGGCCAGGGTGGCATGCGCGGCGCGCAGGATCTCGGCGACCTGCGCATTGTTCATCAGCGAGCCATCTTCGTTCAGGTAGCGGCGACGGTCGAGCAGCGGCAGAACCTTGGCCGCGAAGTCTTCCGGCGCGGACTTCTGCACGCGCACCGAATCGACCGCCTGGCCGAGATAGCCGTAGTCCAGCTTGCCAACATCGCCGCCGGCCGCGTTGAAGCGAAGGCGCAGCTTCTCGATGGTGTCGAGCCATGCCCTGGCGCCGGCCTTCGCTGCGCTGTTTCCGGTGTGACCATCC